TGGCGGCACTGCACAAACTATTCGCCAGTGAGCCGAGGTTTCGGTCTATGTGGGGGAGAGCTGAGTATGCGTATTTACACACTGGGCATTACCACCATGAGCGACTGATCGAGGATGGCGGGGCAATCGCGGAAATGCATCCAACGTTGTCAGGCAGGGACGCCTATGCCGCTAGGGGCGGCTACGTTTCCGCTAGAGGCGCAAAAATAATCACTTACAGTAAAGCTGATGGGGAAGTAGCCCGTTCCACGGTGAGGCCGAGAATGTGATTGATTTGATGGCAGTGAAGTTGCCGAACGGCGGTAGTGCGGTTTTGTTGACAGCAACTATCGGCGGCGCTCATTCGGACTTGCACCATGAGGATCGCACCATTGCTTACACCGACTGCTTTTCTGACGGCATTAGTATTGATATGCCAATCGAAGAATTTTACAGCCTATGGATGACTTGCCTTGTCACTGATTACGAAATCGTTGAAGAGCTTGAGATAGAAGTTGAGCTAGAGGAGCCAGAAGGGGCTGTGCACTGAACACGCCGGACGTGATGGTTTGCGCTAAATGCCAAACAAAAATGGAACCGATTTATCCTAAGCTGTATGATCGCAAATTGCATGGCTGGCTTTGTTGCCGGTGCAACACTTTCATTAAGGCGATTGGTAGGGAAAGGCTTTTCACGAATGGCGAGAAAACCCCAAACAGCGGCTAACCTCAAAAAGAAAGCGGCAGAGCTTCTTCAGCGTTATGTAAGGATGAAAGCCGCAGACCAAGATGGCATTTGTGAGTGCGTTTCGTGTGGCAAGCGCGATAGCTGGAAAGCTATGGACGGCGGTCACTTCATTAGTCGCTCGTACACGTTCCATCTGTTGCGCGAAGAAAACGTGCATCCGCAGTGTAAGCGGTGCAATCGGTTTTTCACTGGGTGCCACGATGACTACCGGCGCTACATGGTTGAGATGTACGGCGAAGATTTTGTCGAGTGGCTAACTGACACTAAGCGCACGATTACGAAATACACCCGCGCCGATCTTTTGGCGATAATCGCCCAGCTCAAGCAGGACATAAAAGACCAAGAAATACGTCTAGCGTTTGCAGATTAACGTTGTGGTATAATCTCCGAGCAAAACAAGCAAAGGAGGTGCAAAATGTGTACTGTCCAACGTATGCAGGAGTTTGCCATTTCGCATGCAGTCAAGAATGCCGAGGCGCTTCCTGCACTCTTACACGCGCTCGCTCAGCGCCAGTTACTAACCGTTGAAGAATTCTTAGACCGGATGGAGCGTAAGCCCGATCTGGGGGATTTTGTCGCGGAAATGACACACCACTGGCGATAGCCCCTTAAAGAGCGCAAATTTCCCCGTCGAGCAAAAAACTGCTCGGTAAGTCATTGTATTCCCTGATGTTTTTGATGGTTGCGCGACCCTCAAAAAAAGCGTTTAATTAACCTGTTGTTTCATTTCGGAGCAACGGTTTAACGCAAGGGGAAACGCATGAAGTTCGATAAATTCGCAGAGTTGAAGAAGGTTTTGCAGGCCGCGCACCAACAGGCCGAAGCTCGTTGCACTATGAGTCCCGAACATGACTTTGAAGCAATGAACCTGATGCAACAGATCGAATACGCGGTTGAGCTACTTGATGCCGATTCGCTTGCTGACGAAATAGACGTTTAAACAATTTAATCCAAGGGGAATTATCATGTCTGTATATCAAAATCTTATGTCACAAATCGACAACGCTGGCCTTCTGTTTAACGTGCAGGAAGATGCGCTTTACACACAGAGCGGCGCGGAAGTTCCAAACAAAAAAGCGCTGATCAATCTTAACAACGGCGAAGTCATGAGCGTTGTGTCTAAGGGCTACAAGGTAGTGACCAATGACGAAATCTTTTCTGGCTTCTGCAAGTCTATCGAAGCTTCTCAGATTGACGCCGATGGCGCTCAAGTCAAAGTGCGTCAGACTCCTGACGGTGCTCGCGCTATGGTTGATTTCGTTTTCCCTAACCAACTTCTGCGCGTTCCTCATGACGAGTCGACCACAGCCCTTCAGCTTTGTGCGCTTAACTCGTTTGACGGTACTACTCGCTACATCACCAAGGCTGGCGGCTTGCGCATGAAGTGCCTTAACGGTCAGATTCTTGGCAACATCGTTGGTGCGTACTCATCTACCCACACTGCACAGCTGAACGTAGACGAAGGCGCTGAATCAGTCATCCGCATGATTGAGCAGTTCAACAAGGCTTCTGACTACTGGGGCGGCATGATGCAGACTAGCGTGTGCGATCAAACTGCATACAAAGTGTTCCTCAAGTTCCTGATGATCGAGCGGCCTGACCCCGAGCGCGAAAATGCTCGCATCAACCGTTGCATGGATTTGTGGAGACAGTACCGCATGGAGCTTGGCAAGAATGCCTACGCGCTCTACAACGTCCTGACTCACTACGTGTCGCATCAGGAGAAGCAGTACAAAAACCCAACCAACTCAGCGATGCACCAGCGCCGCCAATTAGAGAAAGTGCTGAACACTTCACCTGTGTTCGCTGAAGCTAATGTTTCGTTCAAGGAGGCCGCGTAAGCGGCCCTTACCCAAAGGAGGCTATCATGCGCTACGTCTTGGGAATTACTGTCATAATCTGTTTGCTCGCAGTTGTGGGGCAGGACGATTACAACGAAGCGAAGCGAAGCCACCAGCAACATTGCGACATGGTTCAGCTTTGGGAGAAAAGCGATGGAGAAGTTGGTCACCCCAACTATGACGGGAGGCAATGTACGAATTGACCAGCGAATGCTGGAGACGTTCGTTCACCAGCGTTATCACTGGAAGTCTTTAAACACCGACGATCAAATGAAAATGGCCCGTGAGCTTTTAGAGTTGCGGGCTTTTTTGTCTAAATTCAAAGATGGCGCGGCGTAATGGCAAGAACTAACGCGCTGGAAATACTGGGGGAGGCAATAATGAATTGGGAGCACGAACTTGATGACGTATTCACGGCGGTTAGGGCCGCTGACTCAACTGCGAAATGGCTAAGAAAAGACGTGTGCATAATGCCCGATTTGCGTATTATGTTGCCTGAACACGCGAAAGAAGCGCCATTAGAGGTAGTTAAATACATCAGGGAAGGGCGAGAGATTGAGTGGTAATCAGGCTATAACACAGCACGTAACAATCTACTGGCAATCTGTTAAAACGATGCCCAAGAGCGAGGGAACGTACCTTGTGGCCTTTTCTGATGGTTCTGTGGAAACCTACCCAATCAGCGTAAGAGATATTCAAACGGGAGTGATACAGGATGGTTACGCTCGCGGCGTATTTTGGGCTAACAACATACAGGGGCCGTCATGTCTTTAACCGTAACCTACGAACCGATTGAAGAAGTAAAGATATATGAAAAAAACAGCCGCACTCATGGCGACAAACAAATAGAGCAAATCGCCGCCTCAATACAGGAGTTTGGTTTCACCAACCCGTTACTAGTGGACGAAAACCTACAGATCATCGCGGGGCATGGCAGGCTGATGGCGGCAGACATGATGGGGCTAGAGGAAGTGCCGGTCATTAAACTAGCCGGTCTGACTGAAACCCAAAAACGAGCCTACGTGATCGCAGACAATAAGCTGGCACTGAATGCTGGATGGAATGACGATCTGTTGGCGCAGGAGCTAGAAGCCCTCACATTTGAGGATTTCGACCTAAACATTATCGGATGGGATGAAGCGCCAGAGTTTGCCGCTACACCTGATTATGGGGTGCTAGACGAAGAAGATTTATCCGGTGAGCTAAACAGCCTGCAAGAAGGCGTCAGGAAAGCGATACAGATTGAGTTTGAGCCAGAGCATTACGAGGAAGCCCAGCAAGTTATCAGCTGGTGGCGTCAGCAGGGCGCATATATCGGCATGATGCTAATCGACCATCTGAAAAAGGAGATGGAAAAGAATGAAGCTTGAGCGCGGCGCGATAAAGGGCATTAAGTTTTATCACCGAGAAGGCTTTAGCGACCTAAAGACATTTGAGGAGGTCATCGGCAAGGACGTATATCAGAAACGCGGCAACAAAATAGAGGCCGGAGAGCATTGGATGGATTGCGGCGGCAACGTAGGCGCTTTCGCGCTTGTAGCTGGCTCTAAGGGCGCTCAAGTGACGGTTTACGAGCCTGATCCATATTGTTGCGACATGATCGAACGGAACATGAAGCTGAACGGCTTCCCTGTAGAAATTAATCAGGCGGCGCTTGTCCACGACGATACAGAAAGCGTCAACTTGTTCATTGGGAACAATGGTAACGTCTGGCGTAACAGTATTGTGAAGAAATGGAACAAACAGGCAATCAAGGTAAAGGCGCTGAACTTTGAGCAAGAAGCCAAAAGCAAAGACTGTTGCAAGATGGACATTGAAGGCGCGGAAATGCCGATTCTTGAAAACACCGAAGCTAAATTCAAGAAGCTGGTTTACGAATGGTCTTTTGATATCGATCCTAGCCTCAGACGGCTCTGGGCGCTCATAGAGAAACAGAAGGAGCAATACAGAGTCGAGGCTTCATGGGGCAGTATTCGCTGGGAGAAGCGTGATTACGAGGTCTGGCAACAAAGCTGGTTTCCGGCCTGCACAAATGTGTTCTGTTTCGCATGATCGAATTACATCTGGAAGAAGTGGCCCATGAATACAAGATCGGGCACCAGCCTGCTGAGCTTCCCCCATCGTTTACTGGCGATGCTCTGTTTATGGCTGGGGGCGAGCCTCTAGGCTTCTACATAGAAAAAATACCAGAACGCTTAAAGAAATTAACGGATGTCGCTAATTACGAACTAAATTCACCGCGTGTCCCTAAAACGGTCATGACCAGAGCGAGTAAGTTTAGAGGCGACGAATCCGCTGTAGACCAGTATTCGACGATCATTGGCTCTATCCCGCCAAAAGCCATTATGCGCCGACCTTATCCAAGCCGATCATCGGTGCATGGCGTAGAAACGGCCCAGACGTTCATTAAGGCTATGACCATGGCCGGCAAAGAGGCGTTAGGCATTGTCGAGCAAACCGTGCCAGAGCTTTACCGCGTACACAGAGAGGCAGTAACCGCTTGTGTGCCAGAGAAGTGGCGCTTTTGTGATTTATTCACAAGCTCAATTAGCAACTACAACATAGCCGCGCCCATTCATCGGGACACGCTCAACGTCAAAGGCGCTCTAAATGTCATTATCACTAAGCGCATGAATTGCACTGGTGGAAACCTGTTCATCCCTGATTACAACATCACTATTAACTCGGCCCACGATTCTATGTTGGTTTATCCCGCGTGGCGTAATACGCATGGCGTTACACCGATTGTCGCTAAGCATGACAACGGTTTCCGCAATTCTTTGGTCTGGTATGCCCTAGACGCATTTAGGGAGAAAGATGATTGAGGCCAAGAACAAAGGCGGCAGGCCTAGAACAGAGCTAACGGACGAGCAGGTAGAGCAGATAGAACGGCTCGCCGCGCTTCTCAACCAAGAACAGCTTTGCGACTTTATGGGCATTCCATCCCGAACTTTTAGGGAAATCTGTAAACGAGATGAGCGGGTTTCTGCCGCTTATAAAAAAGGGGCGGCTCAGGCCATTGGAAGCGTTGCGCAGTCGTTGATACGCAGAGCGACAGAGGGAAACGTAACTGCACAGATATTCTTCCTCAAAACTAGGGCAGGATGGCGAGAGGAAGCGCCGACAACCGACGAGGCCCAGCCTATAAATATCAATCTGGTTAAGCCCGTTGCCGACGATTGAGCCAACCGTACCGCAATACGACTACATAACCGCTGAGGAGCGTTTCCCCGCGTTTGTAGCTGGTTTCGGTGCAGGCAAGACAGAAGCCGCGATTCTGCGGTGCATTTTCGGCATGATCCGCAACAAAGGCACCAACAGGGGCTTTTACGAGCCGACTTATGACTTAATCCGCATGATTGCGTGGCCTCGTTTTGAGCAAACGCTGACTGAACTTGGCATTCCGTACCGGCTACAGAAATCCCCTACAAACCAAATCACGATAGAGGGTTACGGCGTTATCTTTTTCCGCAGTATGGATAACCCGCAGAGAATCATCGGTTACGAACACGCGGACGCAGATATCGACGAGCTAGACACGCTCAAGCAAGAGGACGCGGCCTATGTGTGGCGTCAGGTGCTGGCAAGGAATCGTCAGGCTAAAGGCGGCTTAAACACTATCGGCGTGACAACAACACCAGAGGGCTTCCGGTTTGTGTATGACCAGTGGCGGCGGCAAACCAACCCTGATTACAGGATCATCCAAGCGCCGACCAGCAGTAATAAATACCTGCCAGATGGCTACATAGAGGCGTTAAGGGAAGCGTATCCCGCGCATTTGCTGGAAGCCTACCTTGAAGGGAAGTTCGTCAACCTCACATCCGGCACGGTTTACACCAGCTATAACCGCAACGCGTGTAACAGCACCGAGCAGATACGGCAGGGCGAGCCGTTATTCATCGGCTGTGACTTTAACGTAACTAAGCAGGCGGCAACGATTTACGTACAGCGCGAGGGCGGCAAGATTTGGCATTGTGTCGAGGAGTTAGTGAATATGTACG